CAACGCGATCGATGCGACCTCCAGCCATTGGGTGCAATACGCCTGGCGACCCGGCATTGCATGGACCGGAACAATCGCCATTTTCTATCAGTACATTGTCTATCCGCTGACGACCTATTTTTACGCCCTATTTAACGATGGGGGCTATCCCTTGCTGCCGAACATACCCACTGATGAGATCATGCCGCTGATCATGGGCCTGCTCGGCCTCGGAGCGTTCAGGTCCTTCGATAAGCTCCAGGGGAAAAGACCGCGATGATCTGCTGCCGGCTCATCATCATGCTTCTGATGATGACTCTAATCACCGGCTGCGCTTATATCTCACTGATTGAGCTCGGCGGTTGGGAAATCACCAACACACTCGAAATCGGAATCGAAAAAACGGGGGGCTGAAATGCTGCTGCAAAAAATTATTATCGGGCTGTTTTTAATGATCTTGATCGCCGGGGGGCTGGCCGTCTCCGGTTGCTCGATCGAAACGCACAACAACGTCAGCACAGGTGAAGGGTCGGCCGGCGATACCGACACTGACACCGACACAGAAACAACCACCGAGACGAGCGAATCAACGACCAATTAACGCATTACTGGGACGTTTTAACGTCCCAGTAATGCGTTGTCTGCAATAAAAAACCGGGCCTGCCTTGCCATGCCTTGCCGGGCCGGGCCTTGCCGTGCCTGCCTTGCCGTGCCCCGCCCTGCATAGCCAGGCCATGCCTGCCTTGCCGTGCCCAGCCTTGCCAGGCCGAGCAATGCCTCGCCTGCCTTGCCGTGCCCAGCCGAGCCTTGCCAGGCCGTGCCTGCCTTGCCGTGCCCTCCCTTGCCTGGCCTTCCCCGCCGTGCCCTGCCTGCCTCGCCTTGCCCAGCCATCCAATCCTGGCTTCGCCTCGCCTGCCTTGCCGCCCGAGCCGTCCGCGCCTTGCCCCGCCTCGCCTGCCTTGCAAATCCGCGCCCGGTCTCGCCGAGCCTCGCCTGCCTTGCCTTGCCTACCGAGCCGTGCCGAGCCCGGCCTTGCCGCGCCCAGCCTTGCCAGGCCTCGCCTGCCGGGCCTGCCGTTATTGTATTTCCTCTCTCAGAGACATCGTTATAGCCTCCTTGATCGTAGTCGAACCTATCGCCTGATTGAGCATAGCGATGGTTTTCTCATCCTTTTTTGTGGTACTTTCACCGCTAATATCCTTTATTGTGAAAGTGCCCCAGCCCATGCCGGTTGACTTTTTCGAGTCGGGCCGGCCTTCGCCCACGCCGACCTGAATTCCAGCGCGCAAAACCAGATTAGAGACATCGTCATAGCCGAATTGATCGTAATCGAACCTCACGCGCAGCCTCGCCGACCACGTTCGCCACATCGGCCTAATGGCGATGGTGGGTTCGCCGTTCGAGACCCGTGCCATCGCCTGGTGCATTTCAGGCTCGCCCTCGATATAGACCAGGGGCGTCCCATCGTCAGCATCAAAATCGTCGGGCTCGATAAAACACGATAGCTTTGCTTTTGTCATCTGAAAGCCGGCAACCCGACAGGCCGAAATCATCGCCGCCCTAAAGGCGGGGGCGGGTATGCCGTGCTTATCATCGATGGTGAGGTGCATGGCTTCACGATAGTCCGCCTCGATGTCGCGCGGTTCGCGCTTAGTCTTGTTTTTGCTTTTTGTCCCCTCAAGATGTTTTTGTAACATCTCGGTCCGGGTTTTCTTCGAAAATTTATGCTGGACGTAAGGCGCAGTGCCCTCAATTAAGAAGGTCGCTATATTTAGCCGGGGTTTGTTAATGGTAATTCGGTTTTCTGGTAATTTGGTTTTCATAAAATTCTCCTTTGTTGTTAAATAACTTGCCGTGGATGAACCGTAACTTCCACCTTTTTTCCACTTTCACGCATCATCACCAAACACCGTTGAGGCCCGGTTTTTAGGCGATGTCTCGTGCTTCTCGGCCGAGTGAGTGATATAGCGATGATGGTTCCAACACCATCTTTGAGTTGAACATTATCCCCATTGGTAATTTTGTCTGTCATATTTTTGCTCCTTGTTGTTGGTTTTCAAAGATAGATTGCGCGCCAAGTCGTCTGGCGTGAACCCATGACCCGGCAGAGGCGAGGATCGCCACGCCGGATTAGATTGAGCTCTTCGAGCTCGGGTAAACGTCTGGAGACCATGTATCGGTCGTGACGGCCAGCCTGGGCGATCTCGCCAGCGGTAAAGGGTCGATTGCCCAACTCGAGGATAGTGCGATACACCCCTCGGCGTTGTGAGCCGGCCTTGCCGCTTTTTTCAATTTGCCATGCAGCCCAGGCCGAGGTCGCCGGATCAGTCCGACGCGCAGCAAGCCGTCTCATTGCATCGCCCCGAGAAAGAGCAGGGCGATCAGAAAACCGCCAACCTCCCATTTATAGACATCAAGTAGGTGTGACCATCTCGGACTGTCGGTTGACTGATCAATGACGTCACGGTGAGCGCGCGCCCGGCATGGAAAGCAGACGCCATTTGGGACCATATCCGGGGTGGAATGGTGACCGCAGATCTCGCATTTAATCTCATTAATTTGCATAAAAACCGTCTCCTATTGGGTAAAGGATCTCCTACAGTATTCCAATCAGAACAAAAATACAAAAATAATTGTAAAATAATGAGATATGATGAGAAAAAGTTTGCAAGAATTCTAAATAAGTTGTATTCCTATGACTTATGAGTAGTGGACTGAAGAGGGCGATAAAAATTGTTGGTACACAAACCGCGCTCGCGCGGATCTTGGGTGTCCGTCAAGGCCACGTCTGGTCGTGGCTCCATCGATCCCAGGCCCCGGTGACCAAGGTCGTGGCGATCTCACACGCGACCGGCTGGAAGGTCACACCCCATGAGCTCAGGCCCGACGCTTTTCCGAACCCGTGGGATGGGCTCCCGATCTGGATGGCCCGAGCAATGCTGTGCGATTGCGCTAATAAAACAACAAGGTTTTCTCCTGATGGTGAATTCACCCAGCCTGTCGGTCCTGCTGATGGGTTGGGTGCTTTTTTTGAGGATTAATTAAATGGCAAAAGAGGCCCTGATCTGGGCGGTCAAACAACGAGGGCTACAGCCCAATGCAAAACTGGTGCTGCTCCAGCTCGCAGATCACGCTCGAGCAGCCGACTGGAAGAGCTGGCCGGGGGTCGATCTCTTGGTGGTTGAGACCGGCCTCAGTCGTCGCTCGATCTATGACCAACTCAACAAACTCGAAAAGGATGGGCTGATCAAGCGAGTTGAGTCCTGTGATCGTAAGCGCGTTTTTAAGCTCAATCGGGCTGTGGATAACTTTTCGAGTAGTGCAAATCACGACAATCGAGTAGTGCAAATATCGACATCGAGTAGTGCAAATCAGAGCACGACTAGTGCAAATCACGACACTGCCTACTATATAAGGGAACCAATAGAACCCTTTTTGAACCAGAAAAAGCCGAGCAAAAAAGTTAATCGACCAACTGTGGATAAACCAAGAGGTGATCAACATGAACGATCAGCCAGTGGACAAGCCGAGGCAGCAGAAGAACGAGTTAGAGAAAGGTATAGACGATCTCGCGATCGCCCGACTGTGGGCTCGAATGACGCAAATCTTCGGCCATCGCTGGACGACCAATCACGGCGTTTCGACAACAGCGACCGGGGAGCTGTCGGACACCGCGAAGGTTTGGCAGATGGGCCTGAGCAGCATGACCCTGGCGCAGACCGCCGAAGGTTTCAATCGTCTCCTGAAGGTCCCGAGCAAGTGGCCGCCTTCACTGCCGGAATTCATCGCGCTGTGCTCGAACCTCCCGACGGGAGCGACCAATCCAATGGCCTACCGGAAGCCACCGCGCAGACTTCTTGCGCCTCGATCAAATCCTAAAATAGCTAATGAAAATATCGAGAAGATGAGGGAGATACTGCGACGATGAAAGACTACATCGTACCGCTGAGGGTGGGCCGGCTTATCGTCGGCAAGTTTGCCGGCTACAAACGCAGAAAACGACAATTCCATACTCGATGTGAATGTGGAGTTGAATCGATCAAATATGGCGACAGTCTCAAGGGACGCAATGAAATGCGCTGCGGTAAGGATTGCAAGCTCGGCGCGGCCCCAATCGCGGACACACTGCCCAAGGCCGTAAGCGGGTGGCTGCATGGATAAGGCAGGGGGGGCGATATGAAGATTGATGTGCGGAGCAATATCAAGGAGGTGAGCAAGACGATGTCGAAGCTCGATCGCCAGGTGATACCGAAGGCCACGGTCACCGCACTCAATCGATCCAAGGACAGGATGTATACCAAGGTAGTGCGTGAGCTGGCCAAGGCGACCGGGATCAAGCAGAAAGAACTAAGACAACTCATGCTTAAGTTTAAGGCCACCTATGCCTCGAGGGAGGCCGGCTTTACCGTGAGAGGAAAGGCCCCGAACCTTATCCGCTTCAATGCCAGGCAAACAAGGAAAGGCGTGAGCGCAACGGCTTGGGGTAAGCGCAGGGTTTATGCTGGATCGTTCATCGGCAACGACGGGCGCACAGTCTTTGCTCGCAAGTCGGCCAAGCGTCTGCCGATCAAGTCTTTGTATGGTCCTGCTCCACCGCGTGAGCTGCTCCGAGAGAAGATCGATCAGGCAGCCAAGCTCTTCGGCATTGAGCAGTTCAAGACCGAGCTAAGGCGAGCGATCACAAAACATTTAGCGAGGTATAAATAGTGCGGGTCCTTCCTAGAGGTCTCCAATTACGGGTACGCAGCG